TATTCGGTCTTTAAAGAGCAAGGGATTTTTGTCTAAAAAGCCAGAAGAAGAGCCTGTTGAAGAAGAAGAAGAAGGGGAAGAAGAAAGGGAAACAAGAGAAGAACGAATGATTAGAGAAAACTTTCCTCGTGGTTTTGTTGAGCGTGTGGAAAGACTAGGGCCTAGAGACGAGCGTATGGCTGATTTACGTAAAAAAATGGACGAATTTCGGGAAAGACGGGCAAACATAAATGAGTAAGTACTCTGATTTATTCGACACGCCTTCTACTGGTACTGGTAAGTACTCTGATTTATTTGCAGAAGAAGAAGAAACTGATTTATTTGCAGAAGAAGAAACTGATTACTCAGCTTTTCGTTCTGCGACAATAGATTTTATTGAGTCTGCTGTTGGTGCTGGTGATGAACTGGACGCAACAGTACAGTTGCTTACTGGTGAAGCTGCTAACTGGAACGAAGCTATAGAGCGTTCTCGTGCAGAGTTACGTGCGTTTGAAAAAGAAAACCCAAACGCATCCAGAGCGTTAAGTGTAGCTGGTTTTGGTGCAGGTTTGTTTATTCCCGGTGCTGGTATAGCTAAAATAGCACAGGCAGGTACGAAGCTTGATAGGGCGTTAAAGGTAGGCGGCTTAGGCGCTGCCGAAGGTGCTGTGTACGGTTTCTTAAGTGGTGAGGGCGAGGGCAGACTAACAGAAGCAGGTATTGGTGCTGCTGCTGGTGGAGCTTTCGGTGGACTTGCTGGAGGTTTTTTGACAAAGAACGCTGACGAAATCAAAGAAGCTACACGCAAGCTCGACGCTCAGACTTACAAAAGCAAAGGAAGTTTTATCGGTGGCGAGCAAGGTTTTGTTAATGTAGGAAAAATTAAAGAACCCGGTCGAACAGGAATAGTTCGTGATACCAGTAGTGCTCCTCGAAAAGTTACTGCTGTTAAACTTGATGCTCCCCGTTTAACAGAAAAAGAAGGAGAAAGTAACGTAGTAGGTAGTATTTTCTTAAGCACTCGTAACTGGCTGGTAAAAAACGTAGGTGAAAGAGCAGCAAAACTTGCAGAAGATGCTGAGATAATGATACGCCACGATCAACGACAAATAGACGAAATCTTTGACACTACTTTTTTAAAAGCTGCTGAAATTTTTGACGAAAAGCTAGAGTTAAAAACGTTGGCTTTAAACATGAACAAAAATATAGCAGAGGACAGTAGAGTATCTTGGACAGATTTTAAAAACGCTGTAAAAACTCCTGAAGAAAAAGCAATGGTTGAAAACCTTGAAGATCAAATTAAAACTCTTCAGGGTATGGACTTTGTTAAAACAGAAGTCGCAGATTATTTTCCTACAAAAGCTTTAAAAGAACTGCCAGAAGTAGCTAACCCTTTAGATTATGACAACCCAATTAAAGCATTAAAACAATACGCTGAAGACGTGTCAGCAGCAAGAGCATTAGCTGCTCGTTTTAATATAGACGTTAGAGATTTAAGACAACCGGGAATTGTTAAAACAGATACTGGTAGTCCAGAAAGTCGTGTAAACGTGGTTATTGAAGCTATTGAAACAGAAGCAAAGAAACAAGGAGCTTCTAAAGAAGTAGCAGCTAACTTAGCTAACGGCTTACGTTCACAACTGATTGCATCTAAACAAGGTGGTAATACAGTAGGTGCTCTTGCTCGACGGGTTACTTCTGCTACTTTGTTGGCTAACCCAATGAACGCTGTGCTTAATTTAGCTGAAGGTGTAACCGCTCCTATCTACCAAAACGGCGTTAAAGCTTGGGCTAAAACATTACCAAAAGCTGTATTATCAACACTCAATGAAAACTTTGGTGTAAAAAACAAAGGTTGGTTGTCAAACAAAGAATTAGGTTTAGACAAAGATTTCATGGGTGAAGTTGCTAACACTGGTAAAAAAGCAATGGATGACGCTGCTGAGTCAGCAAGCTGGACAAAAATAAGTGATAATATTGTCAGTGGTACAGACTACCTTAGTCAAAAGCTTTACAAGTTTTCCGGTGTACAAACTGTCAACAGAATGGGTCAAGAGATACTAAGCAACTCCGCTATTCAACGTGGTATTGACTTAGCTACTAATGGTTCAGAAAAAGCTCTAGCTAAACTTCGTAAACACGATGGTATGAGAGGACTTACTGAGAGTGAGTTTAAGTCTACAGTTAAAGCATTAAAAAACAAAGACCTCAGCAACCCGTGGACTATAAACTTTGCCGGGTCAGCCATGAACAAATGGCAACCTGTTAGCGCAAGCACAATGCCTAAAGCTTTTCACGATAATCCTAACGGACGTATGGCCTACAGCATGTTGTCCTACATGAATAAGCAGATGAACAGCTTAAGAGATGACGTAGGTTAGAACATGAAGACAGCCGTGACAAAAGGACTAAACTCTAAAGAAGGTGCTGAAGCTGCTAAACAAGCTATGCTTAATTCAGCGAAGTACGTTGCCTTGTTTGGTGTCACGGCTGGTGTATGGGACGACTTTAGAAAAACATTAGATTTATCTAACGACAAATATTTAGAAGACCTTATGACACCAGAGGGAGTAAGCTCTGCTGTGCGGAATCAAATTTCGTCTAACATGACTAGCGGTCTTTACAATCCAAGAGCAGAAGAATATGGTGGTATGCCTATTGAACCAATACCTGCGCCTCTATCCGCTGGTTTTAAGTTAAGTAGTGGTTTGTTGACATCAGGTCAAAGATTTATTATGGACGAACCTGATGTGCTTGCCCCAACAGCACGAGCGGCACAAACGTATTTTCCCGGAGTTGCCAACGTAGACAGAGTTCTACGTATGACAACCGGGGAACGCTTGTTTGAGCAATTAGACTAAACCGTACTGTTTTTATTCTGGTAGTCGCTGATAGCAGCTTTAATAGCGTCTTCAGCCAACACAGAACAATGTATCTTCACAGGTGGTAACGCTAGTTCTTCCGCAATCTGTGTGTTCCTGATACTACCAGCTTCTTCCAGAGTCCTGCCCTTGACCCACTCAGTCAGCAGGGAGCTAGACGCAATGGCACTACCACATCCGTAGGTCTTAAACTTGGCGTCTTCAATGATGCCTTCGTCGCCTACTTTAATCTGTAGTTTCATTACGTCACCACATGCGGGTGCTCCCACCATCCCAGTACCCACGTCTTCGTCGTCAGCGTTTAGCTTACCGACGTTCCGTGGGTTCTCGTAGTGATCCATGACTTTATCACTGTAGGACATGACTTATATCTCGCAACTGTTACCAGTACAGGCTAACTGCTGTGACCCTTCAGTCATGTCGGATTCTTCTGAGACATTCCAGTTGATCTCCGTTGGGAAATCCTTGACCATAACCTCATAAGTCTCTTTGTCCACAGGCTCGTAAGGTGCTTGCTGGTACGTATGTTCGGCGTAAGGCAGAAAGCTAATGCCACTTACCTTGTCGAATTTGTTGTACAGCCACTGTCCTACCTGTAGAAACTCATCGTCCCTGTAGTAACACGTCATGCTTGGTTTATGTTCACACCAGTGGTCCTGATACGTCTCCCAGAGACATAGCTGTTCCATAGCACCCATATCAGGAGCAACCACAGCGTTCTTAGGAGAGCGTATGGGGAACGAAAAGACCTTAGTCGTAGGGGAGGTTACGTCTTCCTCTACAGGCACTCCAGCGGCCTCCAGAACGTTACACAGAGGATCTCTGGCGTCAGCCCTAACCCTACGTATGTACTGCTCTGCGTATCTAGGGTGTATCCCAGACGCACTGTCCACTAGCTGACTCACTGTGCCGCTTGGCTTAACAGCAGTGATAGCAGTACTAGCGTTAATACCAAGACGCTTCGCCCACTTACTGTTAGTCTTGATAGCTTCGTCCTTAAGTTGCGTAAGCCAGTGCTGTAGTTCTGCACGTCCTTTTCTCCCTGACATCACTGGATGATCCATAATACCTGTTAGTGATACACCTAGTAGTGCTTCTTCTTCCGTATTGTCCTTCCATATCTTCCTCAAGTACCTGAAGTTAGTCAGGGTAGCCTGTAGCGTACCTAGTACAGCCGCTGACCTAACCTTTAGCCTGAGTCCCTGTAGTGTGTCGGACGACCGTATGACAACCTCAGACAAATTACAGAACTGGTAAGGTCTAAGTATGATCTCAGAGCAGGGGTTAGTACCAAAGTCTACCTCTGCGTCCCTACGTCCATTCCTAGCAGCCTGTGCTTGACTAGCGACACGACTGAAGACACCACGTTCACCAGAGCGTGACTCGTACAGACTCTGCCACTCGTTGAGGAATGCTTCAAAGTCTGGCTTCTCTGTGTAACAAGCTGAGTTATTAGCTAAACCACGTTGAGGGTTATCGACCCACCACTGCCCTGACTTGCTTCGTCGGATTCTGTCGTCAGTGAGGTTACTGAGACTGATGAGAGCAGATCGCCTGACACCTCCGACGACGACAATCTGTGCAATCTTACAGCAGAGATCGTGACACTCAATGGAACTAAGTCTCCTTCCAGCAGACGTCCTAAAAATTTCAACGGTGAATAAGAAGAGATCGACAAGAGGCTCTGGACCAGACGCTCTACCTCCAAAGGTTCTAAGGGCTGACCCTGCAAGCCTAACTCCAGATACGTCCCACTTCGGAACCTGACCAGAATACAACATTGCAATAAGTTCCCTGAATGCTTTTGCCCATCCAATTTTAGAGTCAGTGACGTGTATAACTGTATCGGTATCATAAAACTCCTCTGCAACTTCTGGTAACTTACTAACGTACTGACGCTCTACACTAAACCCGACACCTGTGCCGCACATAAGCACGTACATCATTTCGTCAAAGGCTTTAGGGTGATCTATGGGTAGATAAGAGCAGTTAAAGCCAGCCACATTGTCTCTTGACAGAGCTTCTCCAGCAGTCATCAAGGCCCTCATGCTAGGCATAACTTCCAAGCTGTGTATCTGTTTGTACAGGTCTTTAGCTTCTTTGCTAGTCAGCTTCTCTTGTGTTACCCAGAAGTCCAAGTAACGGTTCACTGTCTCTTCCCAAGATTCCCGGCGTTGTTCTTCCGGTAGGTAACGGGCGTACCTAGATTTATGTATGTACTGTTGGTAGGCGTCCATTAGATTTCATATTCTCCTTGTGTTATGATAGACATCTTTATTTGGTCCAGTAAAAAATATAGGTCCTGTGCTTCTAGGTTAGTTGATACTACTACGTAGTCGTCTGACTTGACAATACAAAAGGCTTTATCGTAGTCGTCCAGTTTCTCTGCTCGTGTGATTGCTTCAAAGACTTTGGAAACTCCGGTTTGTTTACCGAAGCCCCCGTCAATAACTTTCATCACTCCTCCTCTACTGCTTCAATAAGACGGTCCAAGTACCAACGGGCCTTCTTAAGATCCTCTATTGGGTTAGTTTTGTACTTCCAACGGTGGATGTACTTGAGGACTGAACCTTCGTAGTAGTCCATTATCCCTGTCTCACCAAGCTGCTGCTTGATGTATTCAATAGCCTCAACTTGACCATTGTTGTAATGGGCTGGTCGGGTAACAGCGTCATAAGCTTTGTCCCATTCTTGTGAGGTAGCGTCGTCAATACTCATCTTCGTCCTCCTCTTCATCTGTCAGTTCCTCTTCAAATTTATCCAGTCTGTTGATTAGCTTGTCTTCAAACCTGTCCAGCAGTTCTTCTGAAGTAATCTCTAATGCTTCCAAGAAGTCGTCTGCATCATAAGTATCTAACAGTCGTTCTTTAATCTCTTCAAGTGTTAGAGACATCTTCAATCAACTCCTGCAA